TATCACCTTCGATGCTGATAACAGATGCATCATCAGCAACATCATACAGCTTCATCTTTGATCTGTCAATACCCAACATAAATTTACGTGAGGCAGCAGTTTCGTTATATCTATTCTTCAACTGCTTGACCATTATACGTCCTTGGGAGTCCAGTTCCTCGCTAGATATGAGAGCGAACATAAGGTCAGCAGTAGCAGGGAGTCCAAAGGATTCTGAAGTGTCAGTGAGGTCAGGATCACTAGACCCGAAACCAGCACGAGTAGTTTGAGTAGCACTAACAATCGGTACGTTAGCTTCGACAGCAAGTCCACGAAGCTCTTCTGCAATCGCTTTAACATAAGTGTAAGAGTTAACAACAGCACCTTTATATCTGGCAGAAGCACAGATGTTAAGGTAGTCTATGAATATAATATTTGGTTTGAAATCTTTCTTGAGAGATAGATCACTTAAGAGTGCTTTGAAATGTCCAGCATGTGCAGACGCTGTAGGGTACTCTTTTATTATAAGTTTTCCTCTAGTCTTCTTAGAGATCTCATTGACCTTGCTAGTGAAGAGAACTTCAGGTAGGTCTGTAATATCTTGAATAGAAACATTTAAAAGATTTGCGTCAATTCGCTCAGCAATCTTCTCCTCTGCCATTTCACATGTAATGTAGAGAACGTTGTACCCCTGTGTGAGTGCGGCACTAGCCATGTGGCACATGAATAAACTTTTCCCGACACCTGTACCAGCAAGAGCGATGTTGAGAGTCTTATTAGATAGACCACCTTTCGTAATATAGTTAAACTTTTGAAGATCAAAGGGAATTTTTTCTTCTTTGCGATGGTAGAATTCATATCTATCAGTTGCTTGTTCAATGTAATCGTGACCAATGTGTTCATCAAATGAAACTGCTAAAGCTTCTTGAAGTATAGAGGGTATAGCATCTCGCGAAAGTTTTTTATCACCCCCATCTGCAATCTTGATAGACTGCATAAGCGCAAGATATATAGCACGATCTTTGCACCATTTTTCTGTAGAATCACATAACCATTCATAGTCTACCCATTCATCTGATAGGTTGGATACTGTAGATAAAGAATCTTGAAATACCTCATCAGTAAGGTCTGTACGATTTTGAATATTAATCGTAAGAACTTCTTGGGTAGGAACTCTATCGTACTTACTAGCGAAATCAGAAATCTCTTCAAAAATAATTTTCTCATTATATTCTTGAAAATATTCTGCTTTCAAAAATGGAACCACCTTACGATAATACTGTTCTGTAAAGATCAGGTTACGTAAGATGGATGTTTCTATACGTTCAATTGCCATAGGTAAATTCTTCTCTTGCTGCCTCTTCTAACTTTGCCATTACCTCTTGGGTAAAATACTTCTCAGGATTAGCGAGAATAGATTTAGGATAAACAGAAGATTCACCAACCTTAATACGATTCCCAACCCGTTTGAAGACCCCATACTTCTCACCCAATTCCAATAATCCATAATACTTATCCAGTCCACGGTCGTCGAAAAATAGACGAGTCTCAATCTTACTTCCCTCCTTGGTTAAACGAGATTTTTTTGATTCACATTTAATAATATTACCAACCAGTTCAGTTCCATCTTTCTCTTTCTTCTTACCAAGATAGATGATAGTAGATGCAGCGTACTTAAGTCCTGTACCACCACCCATCTCCTTTGCAGGAACATAGGAACCAATTACATCGTATGTATGATTAGTAACGATCATAGGAACACATGCTTGTCCCAACTTTAAAGTAAGAACTCTAAATGCACCTTTGATCAATTGAGATTTAGTCATGTCCCTAACTTGCTTATCGTTAGCTACATCTTCCATCTCTTTTGATGTACTCAGCATACCAAGAGAGTCAAGAACAAACATCATTGGTTGTCTTGATTCTTTTGGTTCCTTCATGTACTTATCAACAATCCTTACTGCCTGAGTTCTAAACTCTTCTATCGTAGCAACAGGAAATAAAACCATACGCTTACTATCAATACCACGAGACTCAATCATCTCACGAGAAATAGCAGATTCAGTTTCAAAATAAATTACACCACCTGTAGGATTAGCGGCAAGGAAATTACGAACTACACTTAGGGCAAAGAAAGTTTTTCCTGTCGATGATTCTCCTGCCAAAGCAGTAACTTTGTTGGAAGGCAAACCTCCAAACAACGAACCACTAACAAGGGCATTGAAAATATAACTGCCAGTATCAACGTAATTTGTAATGTCTCCAGCAGCAATTCCTTCACTGACTAAACCAGCAAATTCATTTCCACTATCTTTAATAACAGAATCTAAGAATCCCATTGTTTTACTTCATCCTCATAAAAGTGTACATAACTATACTGGTCTCGCATAAGTTTAGCAAATGAAAGAGCAGTGTTGTGATCCTCAAAACATTTAATGTTTTCAGAACCAATTTGACCCACAACATGATTAGTCCATGTGACGACAAAAATTTTCTTTGTCATGAAAAGAAACTCGTAATGGTGATAGTTTTTTCGTGAGTCCAACCAATACATTGTAGCACATTTTTGAGAGGTTCCAAGAAAGACTTCTCAAATTGTGTTTGGTAATCAACATATTTCTCGATACCAAACTCCTTTGGTAGTTCACCAAAGAAACTAATAGCATTTTCATGTATTGGGTTTGGTGTCTTGAGATACATGAACTTTATCTTCTCACCCTCTTGAATGAGTTGATGCTTGTTCTGTACCTTATATTTTTTTACATAGTAATTATACAACAGAGCACCCCTTACTGCAATGGGTGTTCCTTTACTATAGATGTCAGTTCTGTGGCGGTATTTTTCAAGGTTGTTAACTCCTCTGGGGAATGCGATATCTGAGTAGTGTCGTTGCCTTGTTTCTGCTCTGATATCATTGATAAATGAGATAAGTTCATCATTTGTTTTGCCGATAATGATCTGAAAAGCTGCATACAATTTATCCCTGAAGTATTGAGGTGTTGATGACCTTGCTGTTTCCAATCCCATGATTTTCATCTTGGGTTCTTTGTAACGGACTCCTTCTGAGTCCCATACGTTTAATATGTATCTCTTCTTGGCAGTCCAGATACCACGGTCAGCGATGTTCTCTCGCTTCATAATCATCTTTTGATCATACGCTGCCACATACGTTGCAAGCTCCTCATACGAGGCATCAATGAACGGTTCCAACTTATCTTTGCAGACCTTATCAAGAAGTTCAACGATCCGAACCTTATCGTCAGACTTATTACTAAAAAATTTATCAACAACAGGTCCAAGATTAAGATATATTGAGTCAGTGTCAGATGCAATGACATAATCTACCTCCTCTGTAGAGAGTAGTTTATTTAGATAAGCATTCATCTTGTTCTCAATCCATCTAATTGAGACTTGACCTGATAACGTAATAGCCTCAGCGTTTGCCAACCTATAATACCTGAAGTGCTCATTACCAATAGCACCATAAGCAGAGTTTAAAGAAATCTTCTTTGCCATTTGTATGTTATTACATCTAGCAATCTCTTTCGTGAGTTCAAGTGATGGATTCTTTTCATACTCTTGCTTTGCTTTGATCATCTTCTTCTTGAAGATGACCCTAGAGTCATACATCTTCTGCATCATCAACGGCAAGAACCCGTGCTGATCTTTACGATACTGTGCTCCATTAGCACACACAGCAAACTTACCATCAATCTCTACCTCTTTTTGAAGTATTCGATCAACTGTAACTGTTGGGTGTCTGTCATCCGTGAGGGTCTCTGGCGAGATATTGTATTGCATAATAAGGTGAGGGTAGAGACTATTAAGGTCAAAATTAACCACCCAATCATAGAATCCTGGTTTCGGTTCCTTGACATAAGCACCTGCATATTTCTTTGTTTTATCGTTTTGTGTTTTAGGAGGAATAGCAATGTTCCTCTTCAACAGTTCCACATAGATGTAGTTATCCCACATGCGAACCTGACTAAACACATCTTCATAGTTTACCTTAGCATCATATGCCATGGTGTATGCAAGTTCAATCAGTTTCATCTTATCATCAAGTTGATCTACCAACCTAACGTCATGAATGTTATACTCAATAAACTTCTGCCAATTATTCTGATAGAACTCCTTGAATGTTTCAAACTCAGAGTGATCTAATTTCTTCTGTCCAAGTTCAACCATACAGATGTGATCAAGGCGATAACTCTCTTGGTTTGTATAAGTGAATTTCCTGTATAACTCAAGGTAATCTAGACATGAAATACCAAGAGTATCAATAGCAAATTGTTTACGACCTTTGATAAAGATCTCACGTTGTGATACCAATCTCCATGGAGAAAGAAGTTTTACAAACTTATCACCAAGTACACGAGTAATACGATTGTGAATGTATGGCATGTCAAACAACTGCACATTCCATCCAGTAATAACATCTGGATAGTTCTCTTGCCAAAAATCAAGGAATGCTCCTAACATGCTTTCTTCAGATCTGAAGTGCATGTAATCCACCATAGAATCTTTATTATCAAATGCTCTTGCTCCGAACACAGTGATGCGACCAGAGAAACTATCTTTGATAGAGATAGCAAGTATCTCCTGATCAGCAGATTCTATGTCTGGGAATCCATTCTCAGCAGCAGTCTCGATGTCAATAGTAAAGACACGAATCTTAGTGCTATCAAATTTAATTTGATCTTCTGTATGTTGTTCTGCAATATACTGATACAGAAACCTAGAGTTTCCATATACTTGAAAGTCTTCTACTTCCTTATACTGCTTAACAAAATCTCGTGCCTCAGCAATTGATCCAAACTTATGTGGTTCTACACATTCTCCTTCTAGTGTACGCCATTCCGAATAATTCTTTGTAGGCAAATACATCGTGGGATTAAAAGGAACCCTCACATTGTACCTATTGCCATTCTCATAACCACGGACAAGCAGACGGTTACCTGCTTGCTCTACACTAGTGTAAAAATTCATTCAAGACATTCGAGATAACGAGCAAGTAATGACTTACTTGGATTAGTAACAACTGTCAAATCAGAAGATCTAACATTAAACTCACGCTCAGAAGAATGTTCTGCCCATGCTTTTAGTTCACCCTTTGAGTCTACCACATAAGGTTCAATCATCCATACATCAGGGTCACCTGGTAAACTGTCACTACCTTCTATTGGTTCTACTTGAGCAACGATCCACTCATCATGCAGTTTTATCAGGTTCGCTGTCAGTTCCATTAGTTTGTTCCTCAGTAAAGAATAGATCTTTGTCAGTAATATTATATTGTGCTAGTTCACCCACATAGTTGGTAAGTATTCCATCATCAGGGAATGTTACACTAACGATATGTTCACCATTTACTTTAAATTCCTGAATAGGAGTGAATGGACACCAGCGAGAGTATGTGATGGGGATAGTACCATCTTCATTTGTCTTACCTAATGCAAGAGAAAAAGGATATAACATTTTATATCCAACAACTTTATTCTCTTTGTCTTTAACATCACCAAACAAACAGAGAACTGTTTCTTTAGTCGATAGCATTACCAGGCGAATATTGTGGTTCGTCCGTAATTGTGGTGGAGTTTGTTTCGTCTGCTCCTGTGGTGTCTCTGTCATTTTGACCGTATACCTCTCGTTTTTCAGTAATTTTGTTTTTGTATGCTTCTGCCAATCCTTTTTCAGGATTGCTGATAGTCATTACACTATCATAAGGGATCTTGAATTGCCAGTCGGAAGAGTATGGATTCCATTTGCTAAACCTAATCTGGTATTCTGCACCAACTTGTTCAGTAATATACTGTGGTGTAGAACCATCCATTTGTAGGATATATGGTTCTTCCATGAGAAGACAGATACCTTTACGGTCTGCACCTTCCTCATCGAAGATCTCTTTCAACTCAGCAATGACACGATCACCAGTCTTTAATGTAAGAATAGATACTGCCATAATCGGAATGAGTTTGCTTATATTTTACCATTAAAAAAGGGCACCGTCAAGTGCCCCTTGATATTTTATTTAGAACCACTTCTTACGCTGTTGTTTTTCGGGTAGTTCTTTCTTTAGAGTAATGGTCAGTAGACCATCCTCAAAATCTACTTTCTCAACTTCCACGTCATCTGACATTTGCCAGTTGCGTTTGAATGCTCTCGCTGAGATTCCTTTGTGTGAATACTTTCGTTCTTTATCTTCTGCCTTGAGTGCAGAGACTGTTAGAACATTTCGTTCAGTTTCGACTTCAATATCTGCAGTTCTAAATCCTGCAAGAGCAACCTCAAGTATGGTTCTCCCATTGTTTCCGTCAACCACATTGTACGGAGGGTAATTAGATCCACTACCTGCAATAGCTTCAAGTCTACTGAATGTTTCATTAAGTCCGATTGAATATGGGTTATATGTTTCCCAATTAAATGTTACCATTGTCCTATAAAAGCGACGTTTACTAATGCGACCCCTAAGGCATCGCAATAGTATTTAATCATTATGATACTAATTATACAAGTCGGTCTCTACGAATTTATGTTTCGGTTTTCTTCCTACCGATATTATACTTACTTTCTAATGTCCAATCGTTCTTCTCTTTAAATGAAAGAACTTTAATCTGGTTCAGTGGTGCCAGATCAGAAATTTGTTCTACATTTACTACACTAAGAAGTCCCCAATCACTCAAGAGTTGTACAATACGATTACGACGTTGTACATCATTCAATGAAAGATTTGTTTTCTTTCCATCAAGTGCGAAGAGTTCCTTGAAATGAACTATGTAATACTTACCTTGCTTGTGTAGAATATGACATGATTGATAGATCTTTTTTTCTTTACGTGATGCAACACCAATTCTTGTTAGTGTCTCTCTCACTTTAAGAAAGTCATCTGGTTCACCGAGAACCACTTCTACCATATCAGTTTGTTTCCACTGAATTTCGATAACCTCATCACTCATTGTCTGCCACCTTTGTTTAATATTTTTGCAATGTGATCTAGTTGATCCTTGGTGAGAATTCTAAGAGCTTGCAGAGCCTTATCGTCATTATAACCATAATACTCTTTTACTAACTCAAGATAATCAATAGAATCTTTACGTGTCCAAGGAGAGAAACGCTTCCTTGGCTTCACACTATTTAGTAAAAAATCATACTGAAGCTTGTTTGGTAGATGAGAATTCTTATTCATCTCATTAACAAACAAAATAGTATCAGTGAATGATGACAGACATTTATTTACAACAAAAGCAGGATACTTCCTAACAGCATCCTTATCATCATCTAGTATATTCTTTTTGGATTGATTGATTGAGTAAAGATAGTCTTTGAGTTGGTACATTATTCCAGTGGCGGATTACTCCGCTAATAATAAAACAGTTAGTGACGAGATAAGATATGAAAATAACAGAACGTACCAGAACAACGTAGCTGTCGTAGGGTTCAGTCTTTTCGTCAGAGAAACTACCCAATGCATACTTCCATACTCTCCATAGTTTAGTCATTTAAAAACAGCGGTGACACTAACGACTCTGGCGTTAGGATTTCTTGCAAGAGCAACCTCACGTGCTTCTTGGTAGTTGCGACAAACAACATCTTCTGTAAAGACTGTTCCAGCAACATAGAGTTTAACTTCGCACTTCAT